TCAACATCTGATATAGACTCCGAATTAATGTTGTATAACGATATTAAACATCTAAACTTGAAACCTGGAGACTTGCCATAATACATACGGCTAAACGTCTCTATTGGTGTGTAATTCCATAACGATGGGTTTTCTCCTAAGAATGTTGATAATGGCACTGCTGTATTAACAGTGTTATTAGGATCTAAACTTGAAGTGTACACTTGCGACTTGTACATTCTTCTTAGGAAATGTCTTATGTCTAATGATGGCATAAGCCTTGTCATATGAGTTAAATTTTGAAGTTTGGTGTCTACTCTAGTTGTATGCGATTGCTCTTGAGGTTCATTCATGACTTTAATAGTACCGCTTTGAGGTAAAAAAGAATGCGGCTCATGAACTCTCATAACTTTCTTCAATTTAAGAATCTGGTGCGTTTTCAACATGCTCACATCAGCACTAATGCATTTAGTAGAATTATCATAAGTCCATGTTTTAATTATAGCTTGGAATGCATCATCATCACCAATAGCCTCTCTTACGGCTGTCCAATTATTGTGTATAGTATCGCCAAGGCCGTTCATATTTACTTTTCGATAAGCTTCAAATTCACTTCTTTGTACGTCAGTCCACTTAGACTTATCCATAGTGTAATTCTTATGTTTAACACTATCGACAAATAAATGCAACAACGTAAGCTCTCTATTCTCTCCATATGTAAAAAGCTATATTAGGTTTAATGCGAGTTACTGAGACAAAATTCTGTTTAGGTTGATTGGCACCTACTTTAACGGGTTGTGATGCGAATTGAGGGGTAGGTATCACGCCAAAACTGCTATGATAACTAGTGGCTGTTGTATAACCATAAAAAGTTAGATCAGGTTCACCGGATAAAAAGATGTTAAATTCAATAGTGTTTGGTGAAGAATCTGATATAACTAAAGGTTGAGCCACGTAAATATAATATATGCCATGGAACAGAGCTTCTGTATCTGTATTCGTTGCGCAAGGTGTAATATCATTGCGACACAAATAAGGTAAAGAAACTTCATGCTCCTGGCCTCCCTCTGTGAATTCTAATAAGTGAGTCGGTGCATTGACTACACTCTTATACTCGGGGTAGGATGCGGCTATTTTAACCGAAGGATTGTACATCTTAATCACTTTAAGTTTGCATTGTTGTTTATTATT